GTGTACAAAACAGGATTGAAATACTTACCCGCTTGCGTAGCCGTAGTCGCCCCAATCGTAGGCGTTGGCAAGTTCTGTGTGCAAAGTGCTTTGAAGCCACTTGGGGCTGTGTAGGCAAATGGGCGTTGACCGAAGTTGATAGAAACAGTTTGTGTTTCGCTACTGGCAGCAGGGAAGTAAGGCCCACTTGTCAGACCGCTAAACGCTGTGCCTTGGCTTGTGCCGTTCTTGTAAAAGGTCAATGTCCCTGCATCTGCGTCAAAAGCAATGCCAACAATATCTCCCGCAGCTACTGACGCACCATAAGCACTTCCAGAGCCATTGTTCCATTTGTATCCATTGCTGTTGTAATAACCCCAACCATTTGCATCAATGTAGCCAATGAAACTTGATGTATCCATGTTTCCTTTAGCGATGCCAGAAAACATATTTACGCCAGAAACAATAGATTGTTCCCAATACCATTTTCCTGTTGTCATGCCAAAAGTTGACAAAACAGAACGCCAACTTCCATCTGCAATACAGTCAAGGTTTCCATTCCTAACAGTCATCTGACTTGCTTTAGCCAATGGATTCAATGTGCAATAGTTGCCACGAATCTCACCACCAACTCCTGTGTCGGTAGTGCCATAACTTGTAGGACTGTCAACCAATGAATCGTTGCCAATACCCGCAGTTACGCTGAAGTTATTAGGTGTCCAGTTGTTGCCGTTACCTGAGTAGTCTTTACCCAATGTAGCTGCTGTTGTGTTGCTGTTGTCTGAGAAGTTCAGATAGAAGCCGTTAGTGCCGTATGAGCCTGAGTAGGCTTTAGGTTGCCACACACCAGTTTGTGCATTGGTTTCACCAAATGATGATGGGGTTAGGGCAGTTCCGTCAATAGCATTAAAGTCTGCAAGATACAAACTTGCAAATGGTGCATTGCCAGCCCTATTGCTTCCAATATTTAAACCCGCTGACAAATTCTTGAAAAACCCAAGTTCTGTGTTTTGCGTTGGATAAGTTGCAGTATTAAAAGCCGTTTGCTCAACATTATTTATATACATTTTTGCACGATTAGCAGATGTTGCTTGTGTCGTATCAAAGTTTACTGTGATGCAATACCACGCTGATGGGTCACGCAAAACAGCAGTAGTTTCCAATTGCAAAACAAGAGAACCACCGCTGTTATAGCCATAAAATCGCAGATTATTTGAACCACCAGAAGTGCTTAAATCAAGAATAGAACGATACTGATTAGATGCGCTTTCTGCTGATGTATAAATATTATCTGGCTCACCATCTGTTCTATTGTTTGACCTTTTTACCCAAAAGTTAAATGTTCCTTTAGTACCGCTTCCATTAGTTGATGGAGTGCGGCCTAAATATGTTGTGTCTGCGCTGTTAAAGCGCAAACTGCGTGAGATTTGATAACCGCCATCAGCCGCTACTTGAGTTGTGTTTGAACTAAACATTTATATCCTTAGACTGTGTAGTTCTGACCAGCAACTGAACCTAGCCAACTTGAGCCATCAATTGCTGTGAAGACAAACTTATCTGCCCTAGAAGCTGTAGATGTAAGAGTTGGGGCAGTCCCCGCAGGCCACTTAACCGAGGCAGGCCAAGTAACTGTGCGAGAGCCTGTGCCATCTTGCTTGTGTACCAAGATGAAAGACTTACCCGCTACTGGTGTTGGGAATGTGTATGTGATATTGCCACCAAGGGTAATGATTTGTACAGAACCATTTGCCAAGTCCAATGTGATTGTTGACGTAGGCGTTGAAGTAAATGATTCTTCTGTGTAGCCGTTTGTAAATGTGCCAGCTTCAACTGTCTTGTTGGTTAACGTAACAGTCGCTGAATTCTTAGTTGCATCTGAAGTGTTATCAACATTACCAAGACCTACATCACCCTTAACAATACCTGTAGGGGTGTTAATAACAGGGCTAGTCAGGGTCTTGTTTGTCAGGGTTTCAGTCCCCGTCAAAGTAGCAAAGCCACTAGCAGTAAATGCCGCTTGAGTCCAAACCGATCCTGTCCATACATACAAAGTATTGACTGAATTGTTCCAATATAAAGCACCCGTCAACAGAGCATTGCCATCGTTATCAACAGTAGGTGCAGAGGATTTAGAGCCTAAATATCTGTCATCAAAAGCATCGTATGACGCTGCCGCATTGGTTTCGCTAGTAGCCGCATTGCTTGCACTTGTTGAGGCGTTAGATGCACTTGTTGAGGCATTTGAAGCACTAGTAGCCGCATTAGAAGCAGAAGTAGCCGCAGCAGTCGTTGAACCAAAGATCGAATCTATTTCAGTTTTGGTATAAGCATTCGTAATGTTATAGCCAGCAATCGTTGTAGGATTCGTTCCTGCCGTGATACGTCCATAAGCATCTGCTGTGACAGACTGATAAGTGCCTGGTGTTACGCTAGTAGATGCCAAATCAATGTTATCCGAATTAACAACAATACGGCTAGAAGATGCAGTTCCTACATTGAGAGTGTTACCTGTCTTTGTAAGACCATCGCCCGCAGTAATCTGACCTGCACCAGAGAACTGCGCCCAAGTAATTGATGTGCTTCCCAATGTCCCGCCTGCATCTATTGTGCAGATAAAACCAGAGTCAGCGTTAGTTGTTCCTTTTTCAACAAAGGTAAAAGCCGCTACCAACTCAGCATAAGTGTCAGCATCTGTTGTGCGAGTCCATGAACCTGTTGCACACAAGTAAATACCATTGTTAGAAGCAGTAGATTGATCTTTAACCAAGACCCGATCACCCGCAATAATCGAAATGCCATCAATGGTTTGTGCGCCAGACAACGTAATGTTTGCAGTAGTAGCCGCAACCACAGAGGCTTTGGCATCAATTCCTTGGGCTAGTGCATCCACATAACCCTTGGTAGCCGCATCAGAATCGTTTGTAGGGCTTGCCAAACCAGTAATGGTTGCAGCTGTGCTACTGTCCATGTCTAATGCGCCAGAGATGGTCACATTGTTAAATGTTGACGTACCAGTAGCCGCAGTTACATTGCCTGTCAGATTGCCAGTGACGTTGCCAGTGACATTACCTGTAACCGCACCAGTTAAGTTGCCTGTGACATTACCAGTTACAGCACCTGTCAATGGGCCACTAAAGCCTGTGTTTGCCGTAATGTTTGTGCCAGTGATAGCAAGTGGAGAAGAACCACCAATAACCGCACCATTGATAGTTCCTGCACTAATAGCGGCAGAAGCAATCGTAGCGGCAGTGCTAACAGTCAGGTTGGTAAATGTTCCCGCTGCGGCAGTAGTTCCACCGATCACAGTACCATTAATAGTTCCACCAGTAATAGCGGCAGAGGAGGTATCTACCTTTGTCGCTACAGCAATAGCAATATTATTGAACTCTGTATCAATCTCAGTACCTTTAACAATCTTTAGAGGATTGCCAGGAGAAAGATTATCTTTGGTTGCAAAGTTAGTGGATTTTGAATAATTGCTCATATTTATCCTATCTTGCCTTCTTTGGCTTGAAGTTCAATTTTCTGAATTGACAACTGAATGCCATTGATAGTGGCTTCGTAACCAGTTTGTACGATTTTACCCGCACTTGAAGCATTACTAGTTAGTGCTTTAATTGGTATGCCACTCGTGAAATCTGCAATTGCATACTCGCCAACCCCATACTCATAACTGCCTTGAGTTGGAATAAAGATGTTCTCTGACTGATAAGCACCAGAATAGTCGAAACCCCACTTAATTGTGAGAAATTGATTAGAGCCACCAATCACAATAGCAGTTACAGACTTCAGAATAGAAATCTGATTAGGGTTTCCTAAGTCAGCATTGTTTGTATAGTACGCAAATCGGTACGTTAGTGTGTCATCAAGATAAGTTCCATACTTGCCGATGTAGCCATTCTTGCCAATGTACAGATCACCATTTCGCAATGATCTAAGGGCGGTAGGGGAGATATTGTCCCATTTGGTTACACGGGAAGCACCATCTTGAAGTGATTGTTTGGTATCAAAGCAATAGACTTGCAAAGTAGAAGGCAAAACAAGAAGATAAAAGGCTTCTTTTTCGGAGTAAACAGACTTTACATTGGCAAGCGTTTCACCAGACAAAGATGATGCTAAGTCAAAACGCACGTTCTTAGACAAATCTCTCAAAGGAGCAGACTTCTCTTGAATAGTCCTCATCAATGAACGAACACCCGAATCTGACAAGAAAACAACGTCAGTACCAATACTTTGTATGGTATCTCTTGCTACGCAACCAATAGAGCCTACTGTATCGCTCAGAACAAGAGATGCGGGTGTAGAAGCACCAGAATAGACAAGAATTTGTCGTTTACCAAAGATAAACAAGAAGTCATTGTGAGCTGCCAAGCCCATCACCTCATCAGCACCATTAGGCCATACACGGGAAACATCCAATGAGCCTGAAGTACCACCACCCCATACATGACCTGCAATCAGATCAGAGAAGGTAATAGTTGTTTTATCAGTAGCAGTATTAGCTACCCACAAACGACCAAAAGCTGAGATGCAGATGTTGGCTTGCGGAGCAGTAGCCACATAGCCAGACTTCTCAGAGATTCTGCGGTAAGTAGTTGTACTTATAGCGGGATCATAAATCAGTGGATCGTGACCTGTTTGGAAGAAGTATGCAATCCCATTTAGAGATGCAGTTTGCCAATTAGAGGCAGTGATAGTAGGAGCAGTACCCCCTCCACCATAGGTCAACTCAGTCACCGCATTAGCAGTACCAAGTTTGAATATCTTGTTGTTGCCAGCAAATAGAACTGTAAGAGTCCCGTCATTCTGGACTAATTCATGGATAACACCAACATCGTTAGCACCCAAAGCACCAGAGGAAGAGTTAACCCTTGACCAACCTTTTCTAGCACCAATACGACCATACTGATCCAAGATGCAATTAGTCGCAACCAAAGCAAAGCCAGCCCCTAAATCAAGGGGAGAATCTTCAGTATTCAGGCCATAAAAGCCTGGTGCTGAAAGACTATATGTTTGGAGTTGTCCTGCCATTAGACCGCCACAAAGTTGTCTTCAGGATACCGAGTGCTTTCCATCGCAATAGCGTCAGAGAGCATCCCTCTAAACAGAGCATAAGCCTCAGTAGAGTTTGTTCCACCATCTTCACCACGCTCAATCAAAGCACGAGCATAAGCACTTTGAGTCACCAAATAGTCCAAAACCTTAACTGAATCGCCATCAGCAGACAGATTAGCTTGTGGGATGATTAGGTCAAATAACAATGTATACACGCCATTGGGGACAGGAAACAAGTCAACCTTTGTGTCGCCATTACCATCTACCCCGTTGTAACAAAACTCGCTAGGAATAGACTGTGAAGGTGTACCAAAGTTTAGCTTGCGGTTCATGTCCGCAACAGTCGTGTTATCCAATGTTATAACACTGGTAGTGTTAATAGCGTCAGTAACACGAAACTTCTGACCCGCACCTGTCAAAGCATAAGAACTTACGCCAGAAGTAGTGGTGATAGTGACTGTTTGCGCTAAAACATTCCAAGTGTATGTATCCTCAATCTGACGTTTGGCATCATTGACAAACTTGCCAATCAAAGAAGAATAAGTTGTTTCGCCAACAGTAGATACTGTGCTTTCACGCAAGCGCACTAACACATCGTTAACAAGTTCTAAGTAGGTCATGTTCGTTGCGCTCCCTGAACCTCAAATGTTGCAATAAAACTGAAGGTACTACCCGCTTCTGTAGTAATTTGAAGCCTATCGCCCTCTTCTAAAACGATGTAAGCAACACCATTAAATTCAAGATATTCTTTAGAAGTTAAGGTGTAAGAAGTAAGAATATCCAAGGTTGTGGCAGCACTTGCGTCATACCATTGAACAGTAATGTGCTTAGTCGAACCACCAGTATTGTGAATGTACATCACAGTAAACTTGGCGTAATAACCCGTAGGAACTGTA